TATCTAATTTCGATATCATAGAAGATATCAACATGAGCACTAACTGGTTAGCCTGGGCTACAATGGCTAACGAGAGTGACCGGGATAGGATAGACTATAGCAATAAATACCTATTTACTAAAACCTATGCTCGTGTAGTTCCTAGTGACCATGATTTAGATGTACCAGAGCCTAACGTACCACAGATATGGAAGTTTGTATCTATCAATAACGAGACTATCATTCATATGAAGAAGGTCATATCAGCTTATGATATGTTCCCTATTCTAATGGGGCAGTACACTGAAGATGGATTTAGGCAACAGACTAAGAGCGTGGCGGAGCAGCAGCTTTCTATCCAGGATGCGACCTCCGAGTTGGTTAATATCCGGCTTAATTCTGCTAGGCGTTCTATTAGTGACAGGGCTATCTATAACCCAACACTGTTAGACCCGCAGGATGTAAACAGCCGGACTCCGGCGCCCAAGATACCCATCAAGCAGAATCTAAAAGGTGTCAAGTTAGAGGATGCCTATAGGAGTATTGAGTTTAATGATTCTGGTACAGCCAGAGCCTTTGACGATATCTTTCCTATGCTCCAGCTATCGGAGTTTATGGGAGGTTTAAACTCTGCTAGGCAAGGTAACTTCCGTAGGGGCAATCGTACTCTAGGTGAGTTTGAAGAGGTTATGTCTAACAGTGATATGCGCTCAAGGATGATAGCTCTTGGTATGGAGTACCAAATCTTTACCCCTCTAAAGAGGCAAATCAAAGGTAATATCCTATTAAACATGGGTAACTTTGACCAGCCATTAATGTCTAATCGCAGTGATAGGGAAGTTACTGTAAATGTAGAAGAGCTGCGTACCCAGTTAATGGAGTTTAAGGTTGCAGACGGTTATCTACCTACATCTCTACTTGCAAATACTGAAGTGATTCAGTCTGCGTTTCAACTGCTCCTACAGGTTCCAGCATTACAACAGGGCTTTAATGTAGTGGGCTTATTTACCCACTTAATGAATGCTGCTGGTATGCGTGGGCTATCTAAGTTCCAGGTTGCACCGCAGGGTCAAGCTCCAGTACCAGCAGAGGGACAGGAAGGAGCGCCACAGGGTGAACCCGCGTGAGAATAAGGAACACGTAATAGGCTATACCTTTAATCTGGAAGAGCTTGTCATAGTTAAATCAGCTATGGAAAATAATACAATCAAAGCCTATATCCAGACACTGAAAGCCAATTATATTACTGAACACATAATGACTCCGTTACTAGACTATCAAGGACGGGGTCCTGATATAAAGCTCAATATGGCCTTGAATGAGGCTTATCTAAAAGGTGCAATAGACTTTGCTACCGAACTTCTAAATAGTGTTCAATTACCAGGAGAAGACAATGGCCCTAGGAGCCCTACGTAAATTATTTCCAGGCATAGGAATAGAAGGAGAAGACCCGGATAAAGTAAAGCCGGACCCTGATAAGAAGATAGATCCTACGCCTGACCCAAAGGATAAGGAACCGGCAAAAAGTCCAACCTCCGACGATCCCCTTGCCAGTTTCGCGGCTATATTCGATAATAAAGCACCGAAAGACCCAAAGGACGAGGATACTCCGCTATCTGTAGCCGGTATCCTCAATGAAGAGACTCTTAAGAAGCTAACAGATTCCATTGATTTCAATACCTTTCTAACTGATGATACTAGGAAAGCACTGAATGACCCAGAAAATGATGGGTCAGCAGTCTTTAAGGCTTTCAATGAGATAGCTGGCGGGTCGTATCGTACAGCTATTCAACATGCGGGTAAGATGTCAGAATCTATCATGGAAGATAGACTAGCCCGTTTGGAAGCAGGATTGGGCGAAAAGATTAATGCCCATACAATCAAATCCTCTATCTCCGCTAACGAATTAATCAACAAGTCTCCTGTGCTTCAAGCAGGAATCTCCATGATAGCCGACAGGCTACAAAAATCCCAACCAGATGCTGACCCTAAGTGGATTACTGACCAAGCGACTAAGTTCTTTGTTGAGTCTGCTAAGGTCTTATCTGGCAATGAGGGAGACTCTAAACCCGGTACTGGGCCTGACCTTTCACCAGGCTCCGGTGAAGATACAGACTGGGTTGGCTTCGCAATGGGTGATACAGTAAATAACCCAGGCGGTGAAGGCCAATCTGATAGTGGAGATACAGGAGACAAATAATGTCCACTTTTAACGTAGGTACTTTTAATCCTACTGGTATCTTCTTTACCTCGTTCAATCCTGCTACTCTCAATCAGCGTTCTTTTGCAGATACCATCCTACGTCTCTTTCCTGATGGTACTGCGCCGCTGTTTGCGATGACAGGACAACTACCGAAGATGCAGGCTAAGGTTGTGGAGCACGGCTATCACACCAAGGCTATGGCTTTCAGTAGTTTCACGGACGATGGTTCAGGACATGCCTTGGGAGACCTTACCCTTACTGGAGTATCCACACTAGGACTTATTCCTGGTATGGTGCTTCAGGTTCCGTCCTCACGTGAACTAGTCCGAGTTCTAACTGTTCCCAATGCTACGGATATTACCGTCGCCAGAGGCTATGGCTCAGTTGCAGCTGCTGCTATTGTCGCCGCCGAGGTTCTATTCGCAGTTGGTAACAGCCACGAACAGGCTAGTGACCGTCCAACCGCACGCACGATGGAAGTTACCTTCGTGCCAAACTACACACAGATTATCCGTAATAGCTGGGCTATCTCGGATACTGCTCGTGCTAGCTTGGCAGAAGCTGGCTTTAACAATATCCAGGAGAGCAGACAGGATGCTATGCTACTCCATGCCACGGATATTGAGTCCATTCTATTCTGGGGCCAGCCACAGGCTCCTTTCGGTGACCCCCCACAGCATACAACGCAGGGTATCATTGATGCCGTAACTGCGTTCGCTCCGGCTAATATCGTAACAGCCGCGGCCACCACAAACTATGACCAGCTGGTAGGATTCGTAGAGCCCTATTTCGCTGCTAGTAGTAACCTGGGTAACACGAAGGAACGTGTTATGTTCGTAGACGCACAAGCCAATAGAGTCCTGAACGAGATTGGCAGGAAGAGTGAGCAGGTTATCATGGACCTGCGTACTACCACGTTTGGTATGCACTTTACTGCATTCAGACTATACAAGGGTATGATCTTTATCGTGGAGCATCCCTTGTTCAATGGTCTGTCTATCACACCAGGACTGGCTGTCACTGTCGAGCTGCCTTCCATGAGGCTAGCTTACATGAATGGCCGGGATGTCAAGAAGGAAGAGTTTGGACAAAGCAGACTCAATCCTGGTGACAATGGTATCGACGCACAGGGTGGTAGCTTAACTTCCGAGTTTGCTACTGAGTTCCGTAATCCTTGTGCTTACGGTGTCATTAACGGCCTGACAGCAGGCGTAGCTTAATCAGAAGACCTGGGCATAAGGATTCCGTAGGTATCCCTCCTATCAGGACGGCACTATTATACGGTAGTCAGAAAACTGCCCACCCTCTAACCTCATTCTATCAGGAGCAATCTAATGTCACTTGACCCCAGGAGTCCGTTTTCAACTTATCATCCACTGGCAGGTAAGATAACCGCCGGTGTGAAGACTACAGCAAACGTAGCTCAGTCTGCTGTTCGCCACCATAGTATGGCACTACAAGAGATGCCTACTGTTACAATGGCAGACAGAGCACAGCAGATGTTTTCTATGGACGACAAGAAAGGAACTCGTGTCTATTATGCTAACCAGGGAGTATTTAATACCGTTGATGAACTAGGTAAGCCTATCAATTTCATTGGCGGTCTGTTTAAGACTACTGATAGGCATGTTATCCGCTTCCTACATCAATTCGTAGAGAAGGGATTTATACAGTACCTGGAACTACAGGAGGATGCTAACGATGCCAGGCCCGAACTTCAAGTACGAGACGAACACAAACGCAGCCAGGGAAGCGGCAGAGCCTTAGCCCACCCGATGAACAGAACATCCCGGAACCCCAACACAGGCTCCAGGTTAGTCCAGGGAGCAGGATTCGGTCAGAGCGAGGTGGAGAACCAGTCCAGGACGAACAGCCCAGCAACAGGCCAGCCCTCAGCCGTGAACCTGGAGACGGGGATGACAGCCAAGAGCCGGGACGTAAGGACGACCAGGAGCGACAAGGAGAGCCTGCCGTAGAGGCTGCACCAGCTAAAAAGCCTAGTGCTATGGACTTACTACGAAAAGGAAAATAGGCTATGCAATTCGGAGAACTTATTGACCAGGTAGCTGTGCTTACAGTTCGTCCTGACAAAGAAGGTTTAATACAACAGAAGATCAATTCTGTTATCCGAACAATTAGCCTGTCAGGTACGTTCTGGCCGGACCTTGTAGAAGAGGTCTTGTCAGATCGTACTGACTTCGATATTACTGTTAATGTGCAGACTATAGCTCTGCCAGCCAGATTTCGTAAGCCTGCTTATATTGAGCGGGACTTAGCCTCCATCAACCCTTCTACTGGGCGGTTGGAATCCAGGATGACACATGGGCTAGCTTACAAGCGTGTCGATCCTAAGAGTACAAAGCGGGAAGGTAGAGAGATAAGAAATGCTTATTACCTATCTGGCTCTAATATCCTAGTACGTCAGGAGGTTGCAGGAGAGAAGGTTATATGGGGATATTATCAGTATCCTGCTAGATTTGATTCTCCTAGTGATACTAATTGGATTGCTGAGCTTATGCCCGATCTTATTATTGATTGGGCTAGCCAGTTTGTTCTTTCTTCTTTAGGTGATAGAGATAGGACAGCCGGAGTAGCTATCTTAGCACAGACTCAGCTATCTGTCTTTATTGATGAAATAATCCGTGATACAGACGTTAGCGTGGAGACAGGTAGATGAAGCCATTTGACGGAGTACCAAAGGTTAGCTCAGAGCGTGCTGCGTTAGCTTTACAGACACCAGACGAGGTTGTCCATATAGACTTATCAGCCGCCTCAGTAGCTGTTACACCTCCAACTGGAACACGCTTTGCAGTCTTTTCAGCAGATGATAACTTTGCAGTAGAGTGGGTAGATACTACTGCTGCGGTATATCCTGCTGCTGCCGATGTATCTGATGGACCTCTGCCAGAGATTAATCCGGCTGCCAGATTTATCGGGGATAGAATAGATAACCCCGTTGTTCCAGGCGTACCCTATAACTTTGCTGTAATAGGCATAGCAGCCTCCGTTGGCTTTTGCAGCATAGCTTTCTACTCGTAACATGAGCTGGCGCGCATATTCCTCTGGTTCTAGGCATGGTCCCTTTAACAAGGGATTTCCTAGTCCTTATATCCAGCCTACTTCTGTAGTTGCTGCACCGATTGCTCCTGCGGCTTTACCAGGTGCTCCCTATGACCACTTTGATTTCACTGATAACTCTACAGTGTTCAATGAAAATACTGGTACCATACAGGCTGGACAAGGCGATACTATCGTCCGTGTCAATAATAAGGGCAGTCATAGTCAGAATTTAATTGACAACTCAGGAACCAGAGCTACCTACGATTTGGCTCAAATCAATGGGCTTAACGTAGCCTTATGTACTGGCCTAGGAGTTCTTTCCAGTAACATGATCCTGGGTCTAAGTGGCACAGGTTACTCGTTTGCCTGCGTAGCACAACATACTGGAGTTAGCACACAGCAGGCTGCTATACAGTGGGAAGTTAATCGCACCATCCAGCAGGATGAGCTAGGTAGCGGTAACTGGGAAGCTAGCGTTAACAGTGGCCCAACTGTACTGGATACCGGCGTAGCTGTAACAGACGGCGTGTGGGTTGGCACTGTCTTTTCATTTGACAACAGTATCCTATTTGCAGCGCGGGCATCTGGTGGTGCCTTAGTAACAGCTACTCCTGCATCTTTCTTTAACCCAGCAGCCTTTGAGGACTTCCGTGTAGGATTATTTGACGGCCAGATTGCTGAGGTCATTGTCTGGGATACACGTTTAAGTTCAGCTGAGCTATTAGAAGTCCTTGCGCATTTTGATGGTAAGTATGGAGTACTGCCTTTCTAATTAACAGCGGAGTTTAATAACATGGCTTTTGTAGCAGACCCCGGAATAAAGGTTATAACAGCAGGTGCCAGTAAGACCGCTCCTGGATTACCGCAGCCAGATAAGATTAAGCATCATTGGGATTTTACTGACCTTAGTCAGCTTAGCCAAGATGTAGCTGGCTTAATTCCAGTCGATGCTCATGGACAGTCTATTGCTAGGGTGAATGATAAAGGCTTTGATAATGAGCCTTTACTTCAGTCTGTGGTTAATCGTCAGCCTACCCTTGACCTATCAATTCATAATCTAGCGGTAGCAGACTTTACTGCTAGTGTTATGATTGCTGCTGCTATCCCCACTGGTCTAGGAAGTGATTTCTGGGGTGGCGTAGCCTTTTTTAAGAATCTAGGCGGAGCAGTTGAACTACAGACTGTCTATCGCTATGATACTCTTTTAAGTGATAGACTAACCGTATTATCCCAACCAGATGCTCCGGCTGGAGCTGCTACTGCATCTTTCCAGAGTCATAGGATTAGCGGAGACCAGGAGAATGTAGGCCCAGATTCTGGCTTCGAGTCAGTTAATGTATTCCTTGGTACTATTGACGTATGGGATAGCACTCCTTTCCTATCTATGATTGGTAGCTACAGAGTTCTTCCCAGGACTGATACTAATGCTAATGACCCTCCTGCAAACGGCGCAGATGTTTTTGTCGGCGGAGAGACTGATGCTAGTCCACCAGATTTTCCCTTTGGCGGTAGCATAGGTGAAATCCTAATCTATGATGGAACAACCCTTTTTAGTGCTCTGGAACTAACAGCGATTAAAAGCTACGGCACATTTAAGTATGATACACTGGTCTGGGCTGGCTGATGGCAGGTCCAGTAACACAGCGTCCAGGAATGTTCGGAGTACAGCCAGCGTCTGCTGGGGTTTTAAATGTGCCTACAGGTTCTCCGCCCTTCTGGAAAGATACCCTGCATTGGTTTGATTTCACAGACCAGTCTACTGTATTCGCTGATACAGCTGGTCTTGTTCCTATTACTGATGGGGTAGAGATTAAGTATGTAGAGAATAAGGGACGCCACGGTAACTCACCAGCAGTAGACGATGTTGTTTCTGTCAATCCAGACTGGGATTCAATGGTTCCTCTTATTGACAACCTAGGAGTAGCTGACGGTCTTGTAGGAGTACAACAGCCTATTACCTGGTCTGGCCCAGAAGGATTAGATGTTAGCATAGCTGGTGCAACCTGGGCTCATCTAGTTAAGGATGAGACTGATGGGACTGCTCATGTCTTCTTTAGCTGGAATGGTAATCCTGGCTTTGATTCTCTTGGAACAAGGATAAACTTTGGTGCTTGGCAAGGAGCCTTTAACAATGGTGGAAGGACTACTAATAGGTCAGCTACTGCTGGAGAGTGGGTCTGGGTAATAAGTAGTTGGCTTACTGATGGTAGTACTGTTGTCCAAGCATCAGGAGAGACTATAGAGATAAACGCCAGTCCTTTTCTTCCTGTTGCTGTAATCCCGGATGGTGCTGAGATGCAGCTGGCAGGATTACGTGGCGATGAAGGAGCTACTACGATCTGGTAAAAAAGTATACCTCCACAAGACAGGGCACAGATAATAGATTCTTCTTCATCGCCACGAAATCCTGCCAGCTGCATATCAGAACCATCCGGGATTACAGCAACAGGAAGAAAAGG